CTTGCTGGCCAAGCCGCGCAGGCTGCTACTGGCGCTCAACGCGAAGCCGGTCAGTCTCCTGGCCTGATCCCTGGCACTGGCACTGGAATCGGAGGTTTGGATCCGAAAGCTGTTGCAGAAATTGCTCGTGCCACTGGCCGCACTCAAGTTGAAGTTGCACAGCAAATGCTGCCGATTTCAAACCAATACCGCGATGCAGAAATGCAACGCCAAATGCAACTCAATCAGCAGACAGGACAAATCACTGGTGCATTAAATCGTCAAATGTATATGGCTCAGCTTGCGGGCGGCGCCCAAGCTCAAGCCGGTGCTACGACGCGTGAAATGCTGACCGCTGCTAATCCGTACGCTGCTTCCGCCTTCCAGTATCGGGGGTAATTATGGCATTCCCCACTTTTAAATATTCAGATATCAAATTTAATCCTCAGGCTTATAGTGCTTCTGCACCAGATTTATCTTTTGGTGCAAATCCGGGAGTCGCCCCTAGTGCTCAAGGGACTGATTTGACTCTTGACAAGGCACTTGCCTATGGAGTGATGCAGAATCTAAATCCGGAAACTCGTGCGCAAGCTCGGAAACAAGAACTTGCCGATGCACTTGCGTTCCAAAAACAACAGATGAAAGAAGCATATCCTTATGCTCTTTCACGTCAAATTCCGGAAACAATTTCACAGGCCTTTGGTTTAGCCAACCAACTTCGTCTGCGCGGCGGAGAACTTGGCGTTGCTGCTGCACTTAGAGGTGTTGACGCTGTCTCGCAAGGTCGGTATGTTCCTTACGGGGCGCTTCCTGAGTTTACTTATTTTTCTTAATGTAGACTAATGCTATGGCATTCCCGGATTACTCAAATGTCTTTTCTGGGGGCGGGTCAGATTTTACAAATTTGGCTTTTGGGTCAGGAACCGGGAATTTAGCAGGAGGAAAAAGTATGGCAATTGATCCCTTTTTTGGTTCTTTAGTTGGAGCTGGTGCAAGCATCTTTGGTGGCCTTATGGGCCAAAGTGCTGCAGATAAAGCTGTAGCCGCTCAGGTTCAAGGTGCCAACTTTGCTGCACAGCTTGCTCAGAATCAAAAATCTCTGGAGGCTGCCTACGGACTGATGGGTCCGTTTTTGCAAGAACAGTTTGCTCCTCGTCAATTAGAACGTCAAAAAGAAGCACAGAAATTCCAATTTGGTGAGCTTGGCGCACTGCAACGTGCTGGTCGCCAAGAAGATATGCGTCGTCAGGCTTCGTTTGCTACCTCGGCATTAGGGCGGGACACAGCACGACAAGCTGCGATGTTCCAAGAACGCCTTGAACGTGCTAAGGCTCGTGGCGCATATAGTGGTTTGTTTGGTCCTATTGCATCTGACTTTACTTAAGGAGATAAATCATGGGCGGCGGTTCTGGCGGTGGTGCTACTTATCAGCAACCCAGCGATCCGTATGGTGATGCGCTGAAGAGATACCAGCTGGAACAGCTGCAGAAGGCTGATGCTGCTGTGGCTGAAGAAAAGAAAATTAAAGCAGAGCAGGAGGCCGCAAAAAAGCAGGCCGCCACTCTTGGCTTTGATCCTTTCAAAGAAACGCTGAAGAAACAGCTCTCCAGTGGTTTACTTTCTTATCAAGAAGCGCAAGCGGAGCTGCAAGACTATTCTTCTAAATACGACATTGGTCCTCAGCCCCAGGCTCTTCAAGGACTCACTGATTATTATTTGACGGAGATTCAGCCTGGACAGCAAAAGTCCCAGATTGAAACTGCGTACGAAGAACTGCTTGGCAAAGGTCCCTCTGCGGAGCAGCTTACCAAAGCACAAAAGGGTTTCCAATCCGGTTACTACAAATCTGTTGGTGACCTGAAAGAAACCCTTAAGTTGAGTGATGAATATCAAGAGAAGTTCAATAAGAGCTATCTTGATAACTATTACGAAACGATGTTTGGTAAGGCCAAGAAAAATGAGGCCGGCCAAAAAACATATAATTTTAAATTACAAGAGACTTTCCTTCCCAAGTACGTTGGGGATCTTGCCGCACAAACCGGTGTTGAGATTCCAAAATTCCAAACGGAATTTACGGGCACCGCTGGTGAAATCGAGGCCAACCTTGACGCTATTAAAGAAACCAAAAAGTTTGTTTATAGTGCAGGTTTAACCAACCTTCAGGGTGAAATCGACAAGGAAACTCAGAAACTGAAGAACGAAGGCGGCAAGGAAATTGCCAAGATTCAACAAGAAGGTGGACTGTATACGGCTCTTGTTGGTGCGTTTAACTTTAGTTGAGAATTAACTTGTTATAATTAATTTAGTTCTTTTAAAGACAAATGACTGTCGCTCAAACCGACTATTTTGACATTAATAAGTTCCAGCAACTCCTTGACAAACTGGAATCTTCTAAGATCAAGCAACAGGGCGAAAAGTCCAAAGAGAGCCGCAGGGACATCTTTGCTCAAGGCCTTGCCTCAATGATGAGCAACTTCTGATTTTTTCTTGTAACATTAATACGCCATGACCAGCACTCCTTCCAGCACGTATAGCGTTGACGACTGGTTTGATCTCCAGAAGTACAAGGAAGCTGCTGGCGTGGCGTACGAATTTTCCAAGAAAAAAATGGAGAGCGCTGGTGAACAAGAACGTGAAACTATCGGTAAGGGCGCAGAAGAACAGCGCACTTCCTCCGAACAAGCCCAGCGATTCAAAGAAGGAGAAGAAGCTCGAGATTACGGCCAGGCCCAACGAGCTTATCGATATTGAGTTATTTGATTCTTGGGTCGATAATCTAGACGCTTCTACCCAAGAATCATTCTGCGCTTTTGCTGCAGATAATTACTCTGTTATTGAAATTTATCTTTATTCTCGTTTCCTTGGTTACAAGGGGACTATTTCTGCGTGCGATCTTTGGGTTAAAGATCATTACAAAAAACCTGATCACCGCAAGAAGCTCCTGTATGAGATTGACGAAATGCAGGAGGACGTGCGTAAATTGCGAGAAGATGTGGAAAATGGTGTAGTTAAAAGAGATGCTGGTGTAGCCCGAATTGCTTCAATGCAAAAAGAGATTCGTGGTCATATTGATCAAGTAGAGAAATTTACAAATACCAAGGATCGAAAAGGATTGCTCATGGCTGGTGCGGATAGAGCGATTCGCGAACTCATGTTCATCTTTAAAGATGATCCGATTGAAATCCCCCTGGAAGAAGCAACAATGAGTGTTTGGGCGCGAATGCAACTAGAAGAATAATCTTTGTTATAAAATATTAATAGTCAAACAAACTGCAATGGGAGCAGGGAAGAAAATACCAGGCCAACAAATGGCCGGTAAATACTCAGGTGCAATGAATGCTGCAAAGTCTCAAGGCGTTTCTCCCAAAGGTTCGCAGCCTCAACCCACTGCTCTCGACAAACTTGCATCGTAATGGCAAAAAATAAAATGCCTCCTGAGCTTCTGGAGCACTTCAAAAAGAAAGAAGCCAAGAACGAAGACGGAACTGAGATGTCTGACAAAGAGAAACGTAAGGCTGCTCTTGACAAGGCGCGTAAGTATCAAGAACAAAAGAAGAAAAAATAAGGTAGCATTCAAATAGAAGGCTATTTTATTTCGTGCCAAGTTATACGCATCTTGCATATAGGCGCAACGCTCGCGCTGCTGCACGGCAACAACAGATTCGTGTTCCGCGCAATGCAGATTCTTTGGCACTAGCCCGAGAAGACTTTGGTTTTTTCTGTGAATACGTAGCGGATAAACCTCCCGCTAAGCATCATCTTGATTGGCATCGTCACTTTGTGACGCATGAAGACAGTAGTTGTCTGATTAAGATTGCTGGCCCCAATGTTGATCTGCTTGCTCCCAGGGGATCGGCCAAGTCAACGGTCCTTGGCTTGCTTACCGCCTGGGCCATTGGAATTCACACACAAGCCAAGCTTCCGCTACAAATTCTTTACCTTTCTTACACGGTCGATATTGCGCGTTCTAAATCGGCCACGATCAAACGGATCATTGAAAGCAAGCGATATCAAGAAGTTTTTCCAAGTGTTCGGTTGATGAAGAACGTAACCAGTAATGAGTATTGGTCCATCGATCATCGTTTTGCTGGCATTGACACCACTGGCGATGAACAGTTTACGCTTTGTGCTGCAGGTCTCAAGGGCTCGGTGACCTCTAAGCGTTCACACCTGGTCATGATTGATGACGCCATCAAGTCTGCCGCTGATATTGCCAACCCTGACATTCGTAAACAAATGCAGGAAAACTGGAACGCAGTTATTGCACCCACGATGTTTGAAGGTGCGCGAGCAATTTGCCTTGGTACGCGTTTCAGGCATGACGATATTCACTCAACTACATTTAACGAACAAAATAACTGGAGTCAGATTGTTCTTTCTGCCATTCAAACAAATACTAAAACCGGAGATGAAGAGTCTTACTGGCCAGAGATGTGGTCATTGGATTATTTAAAAGAAAAGAAAAGGCAGGCTCCAATTGCTTTTTCATTTCAGTACATGAATCAAATCGTCAGACAAAATGAATTGTCTCTGGCGCCAGAACTGATCGTTAAAGCTGAGATTGCAACTGAATTTGATACGCTGGGCATTGGGGTTGACTTGTCAGCCGGTACAAAAGAAAAAAATGATTACACGGTAATGATTCTTGGTGGGCGTATTGGTGATCGGATTCATATTATTGATTACCGTAGGCTTCGCGTCATGGGTAACCTTGAAAAACTTGACGCAATGAAAGAGCTGTTAAATGATTGGTCAATTATCGGTAGAGATGATAACGGCAATTATTTCCCAACCTATTCAACGTGTGATATTTGGAGCGAGGCTGTTCAGTATCAGGCATCTCTTGAGGCGGACTTTAAACGCATCTGCTTAAATAACGAGGGTCTTTACAACTTGATTTGGCATCCGGTCAAAGGTTTCCGTGCTGACAAACTCGCACGCTTCCGTGGCATTATGGGTATGTTTGAAGATCGAAAAATTATCTTCAATCGTTTCCGCAACTTCACCAATCTTTTTGAAGAGCTTACAAATTTTGGTGTCAGTGGGCACGACGATTGTGTTGACGCTCTCGTCTGGCTTGTTACTGGTTTAGCAAGAAAAGGACAACTTCAGATCGATTACTGAATTTAGAATTAGAAAAAAGAGTTTTTGTTGTGGGACCAGAGTATGTTGCCATTGGGATTACGGCAATTGTATCTGCCATTACAGGTGGATCTTGGGTTGCTAATAAACTATTAGACAGACAAAGGGAGCGAATACAGCAAGCCCTTGACTACACGAATTCTCAAAAACGCAGAATTGATGTTTTGGAAGATCAGATTAATCGTATGCCTTTGGACTACGTATTAAAAGTTGATTTTCTTCGCGAGATTCAAGAAATGCATAACAATTTTCGGCAGATAAACGATAAGCTTGATAAGCTTATGGAAAAGCTTTTGACCAAATGAGCTACATTCTTGAAGTCGAAGAAGACGAAAACGGCGAACCTTTCATTACGCTTCCTGACGAAGTACTCGAAGAACTGGGTTGGCAAGAAGGCGATGTACTTGATTGGGATGTTCGTTCCAACGGTATTATTCTTACCAAGGTGAATGATCCGGCTGGTTACGAAGTTATAGATGAGTAGAATAAATAAAAAGAAATAGTGCGATGTTTTACGGCGGAATGGTAAACGTCCCTGGCGCACCGGGGAATTTAGTTGCTGGTGGCCCCAGCTTTGATATCAATCGCAGCGCAGGTCCCCTGGGAGGACGCTCCGGCGAACAGTTGCGTCGTCTTTATGAAGGTGGCACGCAACAAAATAAACAGCTCAATGAAGAGCTGATGAAGCGCGGAATTATGCCTGGCGCTGGTCCGCAATTACCAATGGCCTTTGGTAGCAGCAATCTTCCAGCAGCTGTTGGAAATATGGCGGGTTTAGCCAACGCGACTTTCTTTGAGGGTCCACAGCTTGGGCAGGCAACTCCTCAAGGCGTTCCTTCTCAACCCTACGGCGGCTCTCCCAATCGTCAGTTGACGGAAGAAGAAAAAGCAAAGTTGCTCCAGCAAGGCACTCCGCCTCCTCCGAACTTTCGCGAGCAGTTCTTTCCTAAGGCTGAGTTAGTTCCTGGTTTCCAGGGTAAATACGTTTCGTAATGGCACAAGACGATAGCAAATATTCCAAACCTGAGCTTCGTGAGCGGATTAAAGACCGCATCATGGCTGGTGATAAAGGCGGAAAGCCTGGTCAATGGTCTGCACGCAAAGCTCAGCTCCTTGCCCAGGAGTATGAAAAGGCTGGTGGCGGGTACAAAGGCGGCAAAGGGGAAAAACAAAAATCTCTGGAGAAGTGGGGGAAAGAAAAGTGGATGACGAAAGAAGAATACGAGAAAAGGAGTAAAGCTAAGAAGGCAGCCAAGAAGTATAAGGAGTCAAAATAATGGCTGTTGACAAAGCGATTCAAGACGGTTATACAAAACGCTATTTACCGGAAAAAGCTTGGGCTTCTCTTTCCTCAGAAGAACGGGAAGAAACAGATCGCAAAAAGCGCGAGGGCAGCAAAGAAGGAAAACAGTTTATTCCGAATACCGAAACAGCTAAAAAAGCTGGAAAAGCTGCAAGAGCCGCTAAAACCTATAAGACTGCTAAGATCAATAAAGATAAAGGGGAAAATAGTTAATGGCTGCAGGAGACGCCAAGGCTCGGCTTAAAGAAATCATTGACTCCTATCTTGAAAAAGATGGTGGAGCAATGATCGATACAGGCGTCGTTGCCGCCCACCTTGCTCAAATGCGAATGTTTGGCATTCGCCAAGGTGTTGAGTTTTTTCCAGCGCAAGATAACTTTGGCAATCAACGCAAAGATTTTGTTGATCGCGTTATTAAATACAACTCCTTAGATGTACGCCTGGATTCAATCTGGGATTACTTCTTGTGCGATGGCCAAGGTCTTTTTTACATTCGCCCCACTAAATCAAATTACCGTCTTTATTACTTCCGTAAACACGAATACAGAAGTTATTACAACATTGACGGCGAGCTTGATGAGGTGGTAATCATCTACAGCTATAAAGTTCGCAACGGCTTTGGTTACCAGCAAGACATCGAGATGAGCAATGTCTCTGGTCCGGTGGGGATGGGACAAGGTGGTGCCAAACGCTATATCAGGCTTTCGATTAAACGCAAAACTATTGAAGAAACTCACTCAGAAGGTGAGATTTCTTTTGAAACAAACTATCAGTCTGTTCCAGGGAAAACTAAAACGTTTAAAAATACCCTGGGTTTTATTCCTTGCGTTGAAATTTTTAACAACGTTCGTGGTTTTTCCACGGAAGGAAGCGGTGAATTTGACGCGTTAGCAAACCATATTTGCACGCATGACGACATGGTTCGCACCATGCGCAAGAACATTCAGTTCTTTGGTAATCCGACTCTTCTCTCGTCTCGTCCCAAGACTGACCTAATGGAGTCGGGGGGAGAAACCGTTGTTCAACGTCCATCTATTGCGGCAAACTCTGGCTTTACTGGTGCAGGCGCTTTAAGTCAATCACGCTTCAAAGCGGATCCTATTTATCGCGGCACTGACGGTCAGTTGCGTGTTCCACGGGTGATCGCAAACCTGGAACCGAACGATCGCGTTGGATACATTGTTCCGGATGCAATTACTGGCGATCAAAACAGTTTTGCTCGTCAGTATCGAGAAGAAATACGTACCGCCTTAGGCGGTGTTGACGAACTTTCTATCTCTGCAGGTGTTACGGCAACTGAATATAAATCTTTGTTTGGTCGCGTTTCCGCCACAGCAAAGAAAAAAGCAACTGCTATTTATACGTATGGTATTTGCCGTTGCCTGGAACTGATTATTTATCAAGAAGAAAAGTTGTTCCGTGAAACGTTAGCAGCTGCGGCGGGCCTGGAAAAACCTCTTGATCTTCCGGAAACCGCTACAGAAGAAGATGTTGCGGCTTACGACCAAGCCATGAACCTTTTTAACGAGCAAGTTAAGGGTTTGATGATGGCTTCACTGCAAACACAACAGATCCCCCCTGGAGTTACTGGCCTTATTCCTGATGGAGACTTAACTGTTCAGTGGCGCTGGCTTGGGCCTGTTTACGAAGATTCCACGCAAGATATCTTAAATAACTCCATTGTTGTTAGAAATCTGCAAGAATTAGGTGTTGATAGCATTGAAGCACTGAAATACCTCTTCCCGTCAAAAACGGATGAGGAGCGGGCCTCGATGCTATCGGGGTTCCCGTTCAGGATGGTGAATGAATTGCAGGGTGCATACTCTCAGTTCGCTCGCCTGGTGGGGGGAATGATGCAGACCCCTCACCCGCAATCACCGGATTTACCGATGGCTGCCGATCCGCGATTGGATTTGACCCCATATCTGTATCGCACCCTAGAAGCATTACAAAAGGAGATGAGTTATGCAGGACGCTACCGTCCAATCGATCCCACAGACGAGCCAAGCACCAGTGGCAGTCGCCCCCAGCAATTACGTGGCGGCAGCTCCAGCGCAAGCACCGGCTCCGTATCAGGTGGGTATGAGCTACCCCCAAGCGGTACCTCAGGCAGCCCCCAGCTACCAATCAGCCCCTACTCAGTACGCCCCCCAATCCCAGTCGGAGGCCCCGAGCGGCAATCCCTGGGAATCGGCGTTCAACAAGGTGGTGAACCTGCTGAGCGCACCAGTGCAATCCCCGTTCCAGGGTCAACCGTCGCAAGCGACACCTCAGTTTACCCCGGCCAATTACGGACAACCCAGCAACCTGGGTACGTCTCAATCGGCTCCGCTGACATGGTCGCCCAACCAGGCATCCTCGCCCAACTATTCCCAAACCTCCTCGAGTCCCTCCTTGGAGCAGGTGGCCGACCTGGTGGGAATGAGCCAGGAAAGCCGTCAGGTGATGGACGCGTTCGGGATCGAGGCACCGGCTCTGCTGAACAACTACGCAGTGCAACTGGAAAGCCTGGTGGACAGCGCCGTCGCGTGGGGAAACAACGCGGCTAATCTGATCACCCGTTACGCCGATTTCGCTGTTAACGAGCACCAGGAGAACCTGGCTTATAACGAAATTCTTACTAACCCCGATGTGCTCAGCGATTACACGCTGAAGTTCTTCGGTCCCGAAGGTCCGTATCCCGTGTACGAAAACGAAGCTCAACTGGAGACTCGTGGTTATCCCACTGCTCCCGTGAATAACGCCATGGCCCAAATTGGCCAAATGCCCGCTCCCCCGACTGCTGCTGCCCCTCAGGCACAAGGCGATTTCTGGGGTTCGTTCAACGAGCAAATGGCTCGTGATCCTCAGAACGCCTGGCGCATTCTGAACCAAGCTCAGCCTCAGGCCGTTGCAAGCAAGTTGTTTGTGATGGAGTGATACTTAGGTCGGTAATTTGTTTAATAAATAAATAAATTACCGACTGCTAAAATTTGTGTTAGATAAGACACATAGTGTCTGATTCTTTCACCCGACAAAACCTTCCCCGAGATTCTGGAGGATAACACAAAGTGTTTATCGATAACGACTTTCCTAAGATTCTGGGTGCGGAACTCTACCGTCCCCATCCTGCCTATATTGCTGAAATGGCGGTTGAGCCCGTGGTTGTCCACGACTTCACTCGTCAGCCTGGTCAAACCGTTCAGCTGGATCGCTATAAGTTCTGGGGTACCCCTGGTACCAAGGACAGCCGTGAGCGCGTGTCCGACCAGACCATCGGTACTGCCAACAGCCGCAACATCACCAAAGAGAAGGTGCTTGTTGTGCTGAAGGAATACACCGGCCCTGCTGATCCGGGTGATCCGACCGAGCCCAGCACCTTCAAGATCGCTCGTGAAACCCTGGTTACCGCCCAGCGTCTTTTGCTGGACACCGGCAACCTGAACATGTTCCACCAGAGCATCGGTTCGCTGACCCTGCTCGACGACTATCGTCGTTGGCGCGACCGCGTCTTCATTGACGAACTTGCCAAAGCTGAAGCTAATGGTCAAGCCTCTGGCACCCAAGGTGGTTACTACTTCCCCGGCGGCAAAGTCAAAGACTCCTCTGGTCGTATCAGCTACACCACCGCAGAATATACCGCCGACGTGCAGCAGTTCCATGTTGCAACCGACCTTCTGACTGTTGTTAAGGACCTGCGTAAGCGCAACGTCCCCACCTTCGCTGATGGTCTGTATCGCTGCATTTGCGATCCCACCTTCATGATGCACCTGCGTCGTGATGCCGACTTCCGTGAGATTGCTCGTTACAGCGGCAACCCTGGCCAAGGCATGTACATGGGCAACCCCATGATGCCTAACAACGCCAGCTTCTACATGGGCCCCCAGGCTGGCCAAGCCTACTTCCTGGCTGGCGAACCCGTGATGCCGACTGGTGTTCAGTTTGAAGGTGTGAAGTTCTTCGAGTCGACCAACTTCCCGACCAAGAACATTAATGCCTCCTTCAATGCTTCAACCTTCGCTTCCCAAGAGGTGGCCCAAGGTTATTTCTTCGGTCCTCAGTCGGTTGGCGTGGGTATCGGTGGTCCGAACGCCCAGGTGCTCATCAACAACAACGACGACTTCAGCCGCTTCATCATTCTGATTTGGCAGCTGTACGCTGGCTTCGAAATCCTGAACAAGGACTTCGTGACCACCGCTTACAGCTTCGTCTCGGATGACGGCAGCATCGCATAATTAACCATAAGTAAACAACACAGGAAAAGATAAATGACTTATTTGTCTGCTAAGAAAATTTATCCCGGTAACTGGGCTGAGCCGCTCAACGGTTGGTACAAGAACATTGATACCAACGATGACGGCACTAACAACGCCTCTAAGGGTGGCCCCACTTCGGTGCTGGCTGTCCCTGGTTATCGTTACTTCCAACAGCGTGGTTACGTGGCTGTTACCGCTACCTCTGGTGGTGGTGCAATCGCTACCGGCAACGTGATCGTTCCTTCGCCTTACCGCCAGGACGACACCCGCCCCGACATCACCGGCATGGTGATCTCTGGTGACTCCACTCTGCCTGCTTACGTCTATCGCGCCACCATTTCCGTTGCCTCTGGCTGGGGTGATGGTCGTGTTGCTTCCGGCATTTATGCCGCTACCGGCAACGTGATCACCTTCTGCCGCGATTCCAGCGGTCCTGTGGCTGTGACCGGCGTGGGTGAAGGCGTGGCTCAGGCCAACCTCACTTCCACTGTTTCCGGTTCCCAAGCTGGCGAAATCTTCTTCGCTGGTGGTGTTGCTGCTTACGGCACCAACCCCTTCCTGACCGCTACCGGCGCCGCTGGCGTTACCGCCTCTGGTGTCAATCTCCAGGTGACTGGCGCTACCACCTTCAAGGTGTTTGCCCGTGGCACCACGACCGGCACTTCCACCTCTGGTGGCTGGTACATCTCCAGCGGCGATTCGAACTCTGGCCGTTCTGGCTACTTCGTCGTTGAGGTGTGCTACATCCAACCCGACGTTGCTGCTGGTTACGAAGACATTGACGGCTATCTGCTTGGTCGCACTGTCAGCTGATTAGGGTAAACTAGGACCAGAATGCTCTTCTGGTCCTTATGCTTTACAAGCACTTAAAAACTAACGTCCGCGTCAAAATTGTAAGCGAATGGGATAACGGCGATTGGTTCATGGTCGAAGACCAAGACGGTCGCCTTTTTACTGCTTACAAAAATGAACTAGCTCCTGACGAGCAGGCAACCAAAACTGTCAAAACTCTTCAGGTTAAGGACAAAGCAGCCAAAGAAGAACCGCGTTCTTTTCCCCCTGATAATCGTTTGAATGTTAATTCAGCGACTGCTCAAATGATTGCGGATCACATCAAAGGCATCGGGCTTAAAACTGCCCGTGAGATTAAAGATCTCCAGATGTCTCTGTCGGGTGAAAGATTTAATAATCTTGAGCAGTTAAGGCAGATTAAAAGGGTTGATTGGGATTCGGTTCTTTCGGCTGATTTAATTCGCGTCTAAACCATCTCCTCTCTAATCCCCCTGGGAAACCAGGGGTTTTTTAGTTTTAGAATAAAAAGAAAAAGATAATGGCCGGTTTAATTCCAATTGGTAGTATTGCTGATCCTTCAAAAGATCCACTCCCTAGTACCGGGGCTCACCTGGATCCCAGAGTGATCCCTAGATTTGGCTCAAGAGCAGGTAAAAAGATCAATCCAGAAGAGGCAAGAAGTCTTCTTCAGAATGTCTTAGTTGGACCCAACCAAACACCTTTGGTCCAACAAACAAAAGATGGTTGGAAGTGGAATTTTCCTGTAACTAGTAAGTATGGTCCGCGTGTTGCGCCAACTGCTGGAGCAAGTACTTTCCACGAAGGTATCGACCTGGCTATTCCGACTGGCACTCAACTTGCATATAAAGGTTACGGTTCTTTTAAGCCAGAGCAGGGATATGGTGTTTTGAGTACCACAGATGCTCAAGGCAATCCTTACGACATTCAGCTTCTGCATACCGCTCCTGCAAAGGCTGCCAGCATTGGCACACCCCCCACTCCGGCTACTGTCAATACAAGTGACGCAGATAAAAGTAGGACGGAAGATATTCTGAAAGCGTTTCTGTATGGTGCTCAATCTAAAGAAACCAAAAAAGAAAAAACTCTTCAAGACGAATTGAAAGAACAACTTCTCGGTAGTGTTCTTTCACAAGCCTTAAATCCCCCTTCTTTTTTGTCTTCCTATAACGCCACGGATCCTTATATGGCAGGCTTCAATACAGGCTCAAAAGATTTCTTTGCAGGACTTTTGGGTTGATTACTTGCTTTTATAATTAAACGATAAGGAGACTCAGAAGTGCATTTAAGCGACTTCGATAAGAGTAGAGTCCGGTATCATCTGGGCTATTTCACGGTTTCGGTGCCAGCGGGTGATTACGCTCGTCTGGAAGAAGCCATGAATACGGTTCCTGATTCTTTCTTCTACGACAAAATCACAATCCAACTTGGTCGTTGTGATACCGCAGAAAAGAAAACGGAAGTCGCCACCTCTCCTTCTACTCGCCTGGAAAGCATCGCGGGTGACGTTGATCGTACGATTCGCTCCAGCAACGCCAAAGAAGCGTTAAAAGTTTGGGACGAAATTTACCTTTACGAAACCAATCGATTGGCTGGGATTCTTTACGTTCCCAACTACAAAGATCCTTTTCAAGCCAGATATCGTTACGAGCGTTCTGGCGCTGAGTTTATCCAAGCATTACCAGGGCCAGCGGATACCGCCGTGGGTTCTCGCATCTACTTAAATGAACTTTGGAGGTAGGCAATGAATCGACAGAATGTTGGGCGTACTGTTGACGCCGACAAAATTAAGAGAGTTGCGGAACAAAAGAAAGTTTTGCAAGCACTTCAGGGCGGCCAGGGAATCCAAGCTTATTCTGCTAATCCTCTTGTTGCGGGTGTCGAAAGGCTCGGTAATATCTTTGCTGGCACTCGACAACCTACGGTGTATGCCTCCAAGCTTGGTGGGCGCGAGGTTCTTCAAGCTGCTGGCGGATGGAATCCTGCTTCGCAACCAGC